CAGGCACGACGGCGATCAAATCGACGGGCAAGGGGCAGACCTCGACCAACTACGCCCCGGTCTTCGAGATCAAGTCGTGGGTGGATCGCCCCGCCGACTTCGACGCTGCGCCCGCCCCTGCGGCGCCAGTATTTGCGCCGGTCGAGGCCGACGACACCGAGTTTTAAGAGACCCTCCCCCGAGGCATCTAGGCGGGGCGTGAAAGCGTCCCGCCACTTTTTCAAGGGTCAAACGTGGTCAACGTGTCACCGATCCTAAGCCCCGACAAATCCGACATGACGGCCCACCTGGGGCTTCTGTTTGGTCGCGCCATCACCGGCAAAGTCGAGATAACGGGCATCCACGTCGATAAGGAAACCAAGGGCCGGACGCGCACGCGCTTCTTTGCCACTGATGATCTTGAAGCGGCGGCGGACTACGCATCCGGCCTGAACGCTCAACACGGTTGGAATGTCTACGTCGGCGCGGCGCTCCGCAAAGACGACGTGTTCCCCGACACCGCCGCTGACGATACCGATTTTTTGCGCGCCTACGCCCTTTGGGCCGACGCTGACACCGAAGCCCAGCTACAGAGCGCAAGGGCCGCCTACGCGGGCTGTGACCCCGCTATCGTGGTGGTTACAGGTCGGACGCCAGAGCGCCGCGCGCAGATGTGGTGGCCGCTCGAAACCCCCATAGACGACGCCGACACCTTGCGCGCTGCAACGCGCGGCATCGCCACGGCGTTAGGGACGGATCGCGTCGTCTGCACCGCAAAGCAGTTGATGCGGCTCGCCGGATCAATCGCCTGGCCGAAACAGAACAAGCCGGGCCGCGTGCTGGAGCGCACCGAACTGGTGCGCATTGAACGCGCGCCGCGCGAGTTTGCGATTGAACAGATCGAACGCGCCTTCCCGCCCGTGACTGTGGCGCAATCAAAGGCAGACGCGCCGCCTGAAATCACTGTCGCCCCGGCTGGCGCGCTCGGCCTTGAGGAAAAGGTCATGGTCGGGCGCGAGGGCTACGCCTTCCGCCTCGTGCGCGCCACGCTGCGCCAGTACGTCGGAGAGACGGGATCGGCGCCCACGGCGGACGAACTCTACAAGGAAGTCGGGCCGACCTACTTTCGGCGCGTTGACCAGAACCGACCAGGGCGCGGGCCGACGTTCCTGTTGGCGAAGTGTCAGGAAGCCGTGCGCGCCTTTCACGCCGGCCAAATCCCCGGCATGGCGACGCTTGATGAAGCCGTCACGACCTGGGCCGAGAGGACGCATGACGACGGCCCTTTGGACGAACCGGCGGATAGTTACCCACCGCCGGAAGGTCCGTTTCGCGCCTCCGACCTGACAGGCGAACCACCTGAGCGCGACTGGATTGTCGCCGGGGCGGTCAATTCGCTCTACGGCGACGGTGGCCTAGGCAAGACGCTCCTGGCGCAACAGCTTGCGTGTTCCGTCGCCACCGGCGTTTCGTGGCTAGGTATCCCGGTCAAGCAAGGCTCGGTCCTCGCTATCTTGTGTGAGGACGAAAAGGACGAGCTTCACCGGCGCCACAACGCCATCAAGGCGGCGATGGGTCACACCATCGGCAACCCGTTTGACGACGTCTGGCTATGGCCCAGGGTCGGTGACGACAACGCCCTGATCCGCTGGGACAAGGATTCAAAGCCTATCGTCGGCGCGTTCTGGGAGCGGATCGAACAACAGATCGAAGCGGTCCAACCGTCGCTCCTGATCCTCGACACGCTGGCCGACTTCTACGCCGGATCGGAGATCGACCGGCCCCAGGTCAACTATTTCGTGAAGACGCTGCTAGGCGGCCTTATCAAGCGCCAGGCGGCCAAGGGACATTCCCTGACCATACTCCTGCTAGGTCACCCCTCTGTGGCCGGGAAGGCGTCAGGGAGCGGCTACAGCGGCTCGACGGCGTGGAACAACGCCGTGCGCTCGCGCATCTATCTGACGCGCCCTGAAGAGGGCTCAACCGACGACCGGATGCTGACGCGCGGCAAGGCGAACTACGCCAAGTCAGGCGACGAAACGGCCATCCGGTTGTTCTTTGACCAGGGGGTGCTGCACCCCTGCGATGACGCCGAGGACGGGGATGGCGTGCTGTTCGCCGCACGCGAGGAAGCGTGCGCGCTGGTGGACAAGGCGTGGGCGTCAGGGCGTCCCTACGCAGGCCGCAAGGAACACCCCCGATATATCTTCAAGGCCCTGCCGGCGGACATGATGAAGGCCGGTTTCAGCCCCTCTGTATCGCGCCAGGCCCTGCGTGAATTGATCACGGATGACGCGGTTATCAGCCTCGCCAAAGGCCGCGACAAGCGCGGCTACCGCACCTCAAGGTCGGGCGAATGACCGTGAACAAGACGCTAACTCATGTGGGCGGTGATGTGGGCGGTGATTTTACCGCCACACGTCATGTCTTTGAAATGCTTACGAAAAATGTGGGCGTACGCCACACCGCCACAATGTGGGCGTACGCCCACAAATTAACGAACAAAGACAAACGCTTAGGGGTCGCGCGTACGCGCGCGCGCGTTTTAAGGGTTTTGCGGCGCTGCCGCCGCTACGCGGCATCGCCACCTAAGTCAGCGGAGAACCATAGCCATGCCATCACCATCTGACGCCGGAACCCTTCAGGCCATTTTCGAAGGCGTCGAAAACGCCCGATCCGAAGCGGAGACGGAATGGGGGTTTGAACGCCTCCCGATGCTGGTATCCGACGACCTGCGGGCCAAGCTCTATCGGCAGAAGGTCAAGTGGTCGGAAGCCTATCAGGCGGCCTGGGCGGCGGACACGTTGACGCGCGCCATGCTGGATGATGTCGAGAAGCAGGCGGGCGCCATGAAGCGGGCGTGGGCCGCGCTATCGCAGGCCGCCACCGACGCCGGCCACAGACCCGTGAAGCCGTGGGTGTGGGAGATACCGCTCGCCAATGGGACCGTCGCCGCCCTGGTCCGAACTGACGCCGAGGTCGCGGACGTTGAGGCGTCCGGTCGGTTCGTTTCGGTCTATACGGCCCGCGAGATTGGCAATATCATCGACGCCCTGCCCCCGACGCTGGTCGAAGCAAAGCGCGTGTTTCCCGGTTCCAAGTTTCAAGGCTCGTTCAGCCGCGCCTGGGTGAAGGACGGCGACGAGATTCCATTTTGACAAGGAGCAAGCAGGATGGCCCGAACCGCCAAGAGCCGCGCCTTTGCCTCGGTCGCCAAGGCCCACCACGCCCGCACCCGCGCAAACCTCGTCCGCCAGGCCGAACGGGAACGCGCCAAGGCCGAGGCTCTGGAGGTGTCAACCGGAGTTGAAGAAACCGTCGCGCTTGCCGAGGGCAGGGGGGAAGCGTTTGAGCGTCCGAAGCAACGACCGGGCGAGCGCGCCAAGCCGGTTCGTCGGCTGAACGGCCTGGCCTACCTCGTCAGCCGCAAAGTGCTCACAACCGAGCTTGCCCAGATCGGCGAGGCATGGGGAGACCTCTACCGCCAAGCCTACGGAGACCCGCCGCTGCGCTCCTGCATCAACGACAGCATCGGCGGAGGCGGAGACCCTACAGGATCGGCCCTGGTCGCCGCACAAGCCCGCGTGGTGGCGCAACGCAGGCTCCGGGCTATGTCCGGCCACATCGAAGCCGTGCCGGCCCTGTGGGGCGCTCTGGTGGCGATTGCGGGCATAGGTCTCACGCCGCGCCAGTTCGCGGGAACCGAGAAGGCGGCCCTCGTGGTGCAGACGCGGCTTGTCGATGCGCTCGAATTGATGCGGGCGGGTGTGAAGCGCGCGGCGTAGCTATTGACACCGCCCCCGAACAACACAACAAAACCCTAAAGCCCGCAGCGCGTCCGCGCCGGGCCATCGGTCAGGGGGTTCCCATGACCTACGCCGGCAAGCCTATCAGCACACTGACCGAAGCCGAGCTAGACGACGCCGAGGCGTTCTGCATCGAACACGCCCACATCGCATCGGAAGTCTACGCCGCCAACATGCGCGCTCTGGCCGAGATAGCTTCCGCACGCGAGCGCCAAGGGGCGACGGTTAACTAGGGCGAGGCAATGCCAACGCTAGACAACGCCCGCCACGAACGCTTTGCCCAGGAACTCGCAAAGGGCAAGACCCAAGAGGAAGCCTACAAAGAGGCGGGCTACAAGGGCGACAGGACCGCAGCGTCTCGCCTGTCAACAAACGTCAACGTTCAAGCGCGCGTGGCGGAAATCCAGAACCGGGCGGCCATCCGAACCGAAATCACGGTCGCCAATATCACTGAACGCCTGCTGAACATCGCCGCAAAGGGCGAGACCAAGGAAGATGCGCCGATGCTGAGTGTCGCCCGCGCCGCCCTCATGGATGCCGCCAAGCTGAACGGTTTGGTGATCGACAAGTCCAACACCACGCTAACCGGGCCTGACGGCCAACCGATCATCCCGAGCGTTCACGTCGAGTTCGTTGGCAAGGGTTAGGTTTCCGGAGGCGTTTCGCTTCCTGTTCGCGGACAAGGCAGACGACGGCCAGGCGGTGCGGTATCGCGCGGCTTACGGTGGGCGGGGTTCGGCCAAGTCGCACAGCTTCTGCTCGGCGGCGGTGATCAAGGCGGCGCAACGTCCTTTGCGGATCGGCGTCTATCGGGAGATTCAACGGTCGATCCGAGACAGCGCCAAGCGGCTGCTGGACGACAAGATCGAGGAGAACGGGCTTTCGGGGTTCTTCGAAAGCACGGACACCGAGATCAGGGGCAAGAACGGCTCGCTGTTCCTGTTCAACGGGCTTCGGACCAACCCCGACGCGATCAAGTCAACGGAAGGTCTAGACCTCGCGCTGGTCATGGAGGCCAACAAGGTTGCCCAGCGGTCATGGGATTTGCTCATCCCGACCGTCCGCAAGCCCGGCTCTGAGATTTGGGCGGAATGGAACCCGCTGCACGACACGGACCCGGTTGATGTGATGTTCCGGGGGCCGAACGGACCACCGCCCGGAAGCATCGTGCGCCAGGTCAATTACGTCGATAACCCGTTCTTTCCCGACGTGCTGAAGGCCGAGGCGGAATATGACCGCCGCCGCGACCCAGACAAATACCAGCACGTCTGGCTAGGCGGCTACACCCGCAACGCAGAGGCCAGGGTGTTCCGCAACTGGACCGTGGAGGCGTTCGAGACGCCTTCGGATGCCGAGTTCAGGTTCGGGGCCGACTGGGGCTTTGCAACCGATCCAACGGTGCTGGTGCGGTGCTACCTCAAGGGCCGAACGCTCTTTGTGGATCAGGAGGCGTGGAAGGTTGGTTGCGAGATCGACCACACGCCTGCGCTGTTCGACACCATCGACGGCTCGCGCAAGTGGACGATCACAGCGGACAGCGCGCGACCCGAGACGGTCAGTTACATGCGCCGGGCGGGGTTCAAGATTGTGCCGGCGCTCAAGGGCGCGGGAAGCCTGGAAGACGGCATTGAGTTTTTGAAGTCCTTCGACATCGTGGTTCACCCGCGATGCCGCCACGTCGAAAGCGAGCTGGGGCTCTACGCCTACAAGCAAGACCCGCTGACCGACGAAGTTCTCCCGGTGCTGGAGGACAAGGACAACCACACGATTGACGCCCTCCGCTACGCGCTGGAGGCGTTGCGGCGTGTTCGGCCCAAGGTCGCGCCGCCGCCATCAAGTGATCCGCCCGACCTTTGGGGCCGTGCAAGAGGGGAGGCGGACGGATGGAAAGTCGCGTGACCGCCGACGAAGGCTACAAGCCCGACCTTGCCGCCCTCAAGCGCATGGTCGAGGACTTTCAGAGCCTGACCTACGACGGGCGCCGCAACTCGACCATTGACATCGACTATCTGGACGGCAACCAGCTAACCGACACCGAGAAGGCGGCGCTTCGCAAGCGCAAGCAACCTGACGTGGTGTTCAATCGCGTGCGCCCGGCGGTCCTGGGGACGTTGGGCGTTCTGAAGCAAGGCGAGACCGACCCGCGCGCCTATCCGCGCAACCCGCAGGACGAGGACTCGGCGGACGTGGCGTCCAAGACGCTGCGGTTCATTGCCGACAAGGCGCGGTTTGATGACCTGCGAATCAAGGTCGCCAAGGACTACCTGACGCCCGGAACCGGGGCCTGCCTGATCGGCGTGGACCCGGATGACCAGAACATCACCATTGAACAGGTGAGGTGGGAAGAGTTCATCTACGACCCGCGCGCTCGCCGCGAGGACTTCAAGGACGCCCGCTACGTGGGCATCATGAAGTGGCAATGGGTTGACGACCTAAAGCGCAAGTTCCCCGGCAAGGAGGTGGAACTAGAGGCCGCGCTGAATACCGCTCCGTTCGCGGTTGACGATATGTTCGATGACCGGCCCAAGGACGCACAGACGACGTGGGCGGACAAGAAGAAGCGCCGCGTCCTGACGAT